TTCAACTGGATCTTCAATTTGTGTATTTCTATATTCTTCTAAAATAACACCATCAATTACAGTTTGACCTGAAGTGATAAAGTCACAATCATATTCTTGAGCCGCCATTGAAGGTCCCAAAAGTTTTTCTTGTCCTTCTCTCCATTCATCATCTCTATCTGGATGTAATGACCAATGAAGTCTTATAAAATTCCAATCACTTCCTTCTTCCTCCGCTTCTACCCAAACTTTATGAAACCAATTTCCCACACCATTCGGTGTAGATAGTGCTATACATTGACCACCAGTTGCAAGAGTACTTTGTGCAGCAGTCCATATTACATCTATTTTTTCAATAAATGCGGCCTCATCAAGTATCAAAAGTGATAATGCCTCTGAACGACCTGCATCTTCAGTAGATGATATTGCCTTTACTTGTGAACCATTACTGTATCTTAATGATAATTTGTTATCCTCAACACAATTTGACTTTACCCAATTCGGTAAGTTTGCATGCATCACTCGGATTTTCGTTACAAGGTTTTTAGCGGTGTCTTGTTTAGTAGCAATAACCAATATGTTCTTATCACTCTGAAAAGTCATCATCCATAATGCGTACCCTGCAGTAAGTGTTGATATACCTAACTGACGGGCCTTTAAAATAACATTGTAATTATGTTTATCAAAATCATATATCATTTTTTCCTGAAATGAATATAAGGAAAATGGTATTTTACCTTGTATTGGATGTTGTATAACAGCATACTTTTTTAGAAAATATGCAGGATCTTTTGCACATTTTAGATATTCTGCTTTGATGACTGCTTTTATATCACTCATTATATTTTACCAAAAATAAATCCTATTACTACCCACAAATACTGACTCTCATACCATTTAGGTTTAACTAATTTAACCATCTTTTCGTTCATTTTATCACGGGCATGTAATAAAACAATCTGTTTGTCTTTTGCGTTTAACAATAAAGAATCAAGTTCTGTCTGATCTTCTAACTTACCGACTAAACCTTCATAATCAGCAATCAATACTTTCTGTGATGAAATTAATGAATCTGCCTTTTCTATTTTACTTTCCCACTGTGCATCACGTTGTTTAATCATTTCCAATGCTTCTGCTTCAGTAAATGTTGTCTGTGCAAATAATGGGATGGATAGCAATAATATCCAAAGATATTTCATATTCACTCCTTATTTAAGTAGATAAACTACGCTTGCACCACCAGTTACAGCTTTTTGAACTCCAATTTCATGAACTTCTCCGGCGTTAAAAACATCACCGGCGGCTGAACCACCACCAGAAAATGTTAATGTAATCTGTGCCAAAGTTCCATCTACCACAAAAGCGGCAGCTTCATTTGAACCTGTTGCAAAAAGGGTGGTACTATTACCAACCGTGATTACTTTATTATATCTACCAAGATTACCCCTTATTGCAGGTGGTGTTCTATCTCCAATAGCCATTTTATTTTCTCCTTATATACATATATATAATTATTTACTCTTGGAAAACTTCCTCAAAAATTCCTCTGCAGATTCTACATCATCACTCTCGTAAGCTGTTTCCATTTTAGCGACCTCTTTCTTGTGTACGGTCAACTTTCTTTTCATATTTGTTATTTCTTTTTTATTTTTATTTTTATGTACTTGTAATTTTTCTATTCCTTTTACTATCTCTTTTTCTTTCTTTTTATTTTCTTTTATAACACCCTCTAATTCTTTTACTTCTTTACTTTTAGCCGCTCCCGCTGCAAAAAGTCCAGCTACCAAACCAAAGAACCCCAATATGAGTTTCCATATTTTCATAATTACATCTCCATTATTTGTTTGTAAGTAGATTTACCTTCTAATTGTTTTGTCTTAGATGGTTCATCAAAATCACTATCATCAGGTTCATCGTATTTTCCATATCCTTCCGCGTCCCTATCAATTTTTTCATCAAAACCTTTATCAAAAATATTAACCGTTTTATGTTTTCTAAAAGTTACCACTTTCCTACCATTTATCGTTGGCATCCCATGATCATCTGTACCGATACTTTTAATTTTAGTTTTCTTATTTTTAAATCTTCCAGTAAGTATTGTATCACCTACTTTAACATCTATTGTAATAGCCATTATGCTCTCCAACTTATCATAAGATTTTGACCGTCAAGTTTTTCCGTTACATTATCTTCACGGTTTAATTGACCACCCAATCCCATATCTATGATATTTTTTAAATCTTTAAATGTTAAATCTTTGTCATCAAAAGGATGTGCCATATGTCCGTATGCTCCACCCTCTGTTATTAATTCCCTAAGTTCGTCATTCCACCAATTTTTTGTTAATGGTGAATATTTTTCAACATGAAGTCTTGGTCGTTTCTTATCACCATCAAAATTCTCATCAGAATCGCCCGACTTAGTTGCTGCTTCGGGACCAATTCCGGCTGCCATTGGTGGACCGGCTATCTGTTGGTCTTTATCAACTCCCATCCATTTAATCACTCTCCAACCTAAATTATCCATTATGTCTCGTAAAGTATTTTTATATTTATTCACTTTACCATGTGAAATTGGATATATAGCTCTATATGACATTGTATAATCTTCTTCTGGATCCATTGCTCCATCACTTAATATATAACTCAACACTTTCCAACCCAATTCATTCTGCATTGATTCAATCCATTTTTCCGTTTCTTGTTTATATTGAGTTAAATTTCTATAAAATGTTGGTGGTCCATCATCAGTAGGTGAACTTTTACCAACAGTTACTTCTGTTAAAATCTCACTAATATCATTGTCAACTAAAAAATCACCAATGACATCACCATTAAATTCTTTTAAATAATCTCTCATTATAATCTCTTAACCCATCTTAATACATCAGATAATCGCTCACCATTTCTTATTAATGTATCTACTTCTTCTGAATTCTTATATTTGCTTTTCATAGCATCTTGTAAAGTCTTAATCATTTCCTTTTTCATCTTAGAAGTAACCTTAATCTTTTTATCTTTTCCCCAACCATCAACACTTGTAGCCGGTCCAACTCCAATACCCACAAATCCAGATACACCGTATTGTGGTTTAAACTGATAATCTATCGTTTTAGCTCCACCTCTTGATAATTTTTCGTATACAAAACTAACCTCAAACCCTCGAGCTGTTGAATTTTTATAAGCATCACCGACTTTTATATCAGCATCAGTTAATTCTTCCCGTAATAAATTTTTTAGTTTAATCATCTCTTACTTTTTTCCAAGTTAAATGCTCTGGTTAACATTGCACCGGCATGTTGAACTTTAAGACGAGCTTTGTCATACTCTTTAAAGTATTTAATTAAAGTTCTACTCTTACTCTTTTTAATATCATCTTCAAGTTCATACCAAAGTCGTCCATCTCTAGCCTTATGAATATAATCGCTACCAACTTTTAGTAATTTTTGGTGATTCCATGAAATATCTGAAATATCTACTTTTTCTTCTAATAATTTTTTCATTTTAATCACTTAATTTCTCCAATATACATTGACACATTTATAAATATTAAATTGCTAAACTATTGAGTTTTTCTTCAACCTCTGTTTTCATCTTATCTAATTCTTCAAGAGCTTCGTTAGACATTTCTTCAACCTTTTCTGTATTTTGACTCCACTTTTCTATTTGTAATTCTACATCTTGAACACCCACTTGGTCAAAAACCTCTAATGGTTTAGAAGCTTCTTCTTTCCAATCTTCTATACTCTGAATTTGGTCTTTGATATAAGAAAGTTGGTTGTTTAATATCTTTTTTTCTTCCCATTCCGTGTATTTACCATCGAGACGAAGTTTATTTTCAAATTTTACTTGACAATCAAAACATTGGTTGTGTATTCTATACATTTTATCATCTAATCGTTTATTCATCACTTTTTTACAATTAGGACAAAACCAAGGAGTTCTCGCACCCTTTAAGGCATCCATTCGGTCATTTTTCCGTTCTCTCTCGGCCTTTACTTCGTCATGTCGTTTCTTCTTTTCCTCTAAATCTTCCATATGGACAAAAATTCGTTTTTCGGCAGTTCCACCCTTTAAAATGTCTTGTCTTGCTTTAACGTGTCTTTGATGTTCGTTCATAACTACTCCTAAAAGGTCATTAAACCTGTTATTTGATTAATTGGAGCAAATGCTCCTGTAAATTTAAATGTTTTACCGTTATATTTGAAAACTATTCCCTCACTTGGAACAATTGAGTCTAATCCACCGATTGACTTCAATTTATCTAACTGTAATTTTAATGTATTAAGTTTTTTCAAATCTCTACCACTTCTAACATCTTGAATGGCCGAATCTAATTGTTTTTTCACTCTCGCGACAGTAGCATCTGGACTTGCTGCTAACCAACCACTTACATTTTTCATTATTTCTGCACCAAGTTCAAAAAATAGTTTTTCAAATGGTTTCATATTTTCTTTGACTATTGCCGCGTGGTCATATGCATCTACACCTAAAACCCATTCTAAAAATGCTGGGAATTTTTCCAAATCTTTTTTGATTGTGGCTATCTTATAACTCTTATCAAAAAATGCCCACCGTTTAACAAGTTTTTTCTCTACTTTCTTTGGGATTCCAGATGTATACATACCTTCTCCCTGCTTAACAAAATCTTCCCAAAACCTTTGATGGTAAAGTGCTAAAGTATCGTTATCTTTTAGTTTATATTCTCTCTGTAACTTGGATAATTTGTTTACGAAATACTGTTTCTTCTTATCAAAATCTTGATGTTTAGGAACGGTAAGAAAATTTGGTTTTCCTATTTTATAATGTTTCTGTATATTTTGATTTACTTGTTTAATCATACCAGCTAGCATTCTTGCACTACCTTTTACCTCACCTACTGCATTTCCACTACC